ACGGAAGTTGATTGAATAGCAATACCATTACTACCAGATGTAGTAAATGCTATCTGCTCTGAGTTACCTACAAAATTTACGGTAGTAGCATAGCCAGTAGCACCATCTAGGTAGGTATCTTTAGCGTATGCAAATCTTAATGTTTCTATTTCGTTACTTAAATCAATTCTATATAGTCCAGCATAACCATTGATAGAACCAGTTACATAAACAAATCTATCTCTAAATGCAAAATCTAATCCTGTATTGGCTGCTTCAATAATTAATGGACCGTAAGTTAAATCACCATTAGTATCTGATATAGTAGCAACACGGACACCTTTATTTGTGCCAATTAATAGATAACCTAAATAAGATTCAATCTTACGTGGATACTCACCGTTAGGTAATTGGGCTGCAATAATACCTTGTGTAAGAGTTGGCATAACGCCAGCAGTACTTAAAGTAAACTTATAAATAGCACCGCTAGTGCCAGCATAACCAGCAACATAAATAGCAGAACCGCCCTCTGATATGGATGTCCAGGTCCAGTCAGCATTGGGATGGGTGTAGGAAGCAGCACCCAAGGCATGGTCAGTGCCTTTTGCATTAGTTAATTCATATACAGATGGACCAACGCAGGCAACAAGGCGTTGTTTAACCCAACCCAATATAACCTTTTCACTACCAGTAGCGTAATAACGAGAGTATCCAGCAGCAGGTGTAGAAATAGGGCCTGTGTAAATATGGTCGTTGTCTGCTATAAAGAGATTAATACCATCTGTTGCAATATCTAGGATTGCAGTATCTAAAGGTGTACCTATGCCAGTTACGTGTGTGTATTCAACAGCAGTACCATTGGGAGTATAATTTTTAATAGTCGTACTTGCTGGAATCCAGCCAAGCAATTTATCTGTAGAACCATCTACAATAGATAAAGATTTATATATACCGCTAGTTACACCGCTAAGGTTGGCTGTCTCTTTAAGTAGAGTTACTTGTCCCTTAGTCCAAACATCTACATTGTCACTATCTGTAAATCTATGTGCAACTGTCTCACCAGCAGATGGGTCATAGAACTTAATACCTGCTCCGCCATGAAAAGAAGATTGAGAACGAATCCACCAACCAGTAAGTGATTGCTCGCCTGGTTCTGAACCATTATCAAATTGGTCCTTACGAAATGGTGCTGTCTGTCGACGGTAAGGTCGAGCATCTGATATAGCATAGAAAAATGGTAAGCCACCAACAGCAATGTCATACGCCTCTGCATTGTTCTGCCATGTAGCAGAAGACGATACAATACCTAAGTCAACCGCAATCGCTCTACTAGAACGACCTTCGGTAATATCACGACCAGCCACGTTACTCCTTAATTACTCGATTGGTTTTTTGAGTTCCAATATAAAGCGTATAAATCCATATCCCATGCAGTTGTTTTCATGTGCTTTGCAATAGCGCCTGTATGTGCATACAATGGGATTTCTGCTGCAGAACATTTGCGGAAGAACGATATGTCTTCGCCGATGAATTCTTCGCCAACACTGTTGTCCTCAGCAAACATGAAATGTTTGTCGCCATACATAGCACGAAGTTTTTCTACTACACTTTTATGTATAAGCACTAGTCCCATACCAGCACAGTCAATTTTAATTACAGAATCTTTAGGTAGTGGGTGATGATACTTGACTGTATGCTTATCAACATTATCAAATATTACTGGCATTGGTATAGGCAAAGAGCCATCTGAATCTTTAGCAATAAAGTATATGCCAGAGACCATAGGTTTATCTTTAGAATCTGCCGTATCATATAGTTTATTCCAGATGTCTGCCGTTAATACAACATCTGAATCAACCCACAATAACCAGTCAGTTTTAATGTTATCGTACCATGTGTCTAGAAGAACCTGACGCTGTCTAGCAATCTGGTTTCCTTTAACCCTAATGCTATTGTTTATTATTTTTGACTGCTAAGTCCATAGAATATTGCGGACATCAAACCTTCAGTAAATGCACCATCAGTTATTCCGTTGTCACACCAACCAATTGATACTGTTTCATTTTTTTTAATCATATAGTCCCCTTTATGTTTAATTAGTTGAGCCGTTTAAACACATGCTCAGGTGTAATCATTACTCTATTACGAAAAGTGTATTGGACAAGTGCCAGTAGTTCTATCCATTGCAATCCACTCTTTGTTGTATTCAGACCATTTCCACCAAGTAGTTTCATTTGCTTCTGGTTCTGGAATTGGTGACTCCCATGAGTAAGTTGTATAATTTAACTTCCAAGAAGGATATGGTTGCGGTGCAATAAATGCATCAAAATCTGCATCATAAATATAACCAACACCAGCAAAGTTTTTTCTAAATGGGGTGCCACCATCTTTATGGACTCCACCTATTGTATTGTATGAAGTTCTTTTACAGGTTTGACCTCTAAAGTTTCCATACCAAATTTCTGGACTAACGCCCTCAATCAGTTCATTTTCATCAACCCCAGTAATAACTTCTGTTACTACATTATTTTTATCTAAAAAAGCGTAGTGTGCCATTATGACCAACTCACATTCCCACTGCCAGCAGTGATTCGTCTGTATGAATAAGGACCTGTAAATGCAGTTGAATCAGCAGTAAGTCCTGCACCAACGGTTAAAGTTCCAGAAGATGTTAACCAACGAAGAATAACTATGCCCGAACCACCTGCCCCGCTGCCATTGTATGGAGGGTTGGAAGAAGAACCTCCACCTCCTCCGCCAGTATTTGTACCACCTGCACCTCCAGCGCCGCTACCAGTCTTTGCACCAGCACCGCCGCCGCCGTTGCCACCAGTACCAGCAGTGCCAGAACCGCTATCAGTATTACCACCACCGCCACCTGCGTAAAAGACAGATGAACCAGTAATGTCATTTGATAAGCCAACTCCACCATTACCACCATTGCCTGGATTACAAGTTTGTGAAGAATTACCACCAACTCCACCAGCACCGCCACCGCCGCCTGTCAAAGTACAAGTTGCTGCGCCATCCCAGCCAATACCACCGTTATTACCTTGACCAGCAGGACTTGCTGAACCTGGTTGACTTCCAGGGTTTGGTACTGTCGAACCAGCACCGCCACCAGAACCGCCATTGCGACCGTTAACACTATTACATCCACCACCGCCACCGCCAGTGGAAGTGATTGAAGCAAATACTGAGTTACCGCCATCGTTACCTGCAGCACCTGTTGTATTTACGCTTGCTCCACCTGCACCAACGGTTACTGTGTAGTTTGTACCTGTTGCAACAGTAAAAGCAGTGCCACCAATGGTTGTGCGATAACCACCAGCACCGCCACCGCCACCTTGATAGTTGCCACCACCAGCACCGCCACCAGCAACTACAAGATAATCAATGCTAAAAAAAGCAGGTACTGTCACAGAGTTAGTTGCAGAACTTTCTGGACCCACCCCGTTTGCGTTTGTTGCTTTAACTTTAAATGTATAATTTCCTGCTGTTAATCCAGTAAATGTATGTGTAGTAGAACTTGTTGTTGCTGCATTTTGAGAAGTACCAGCAGTTGTTCCATTTAAATATGGTGTAACTGTAATAGAAGAAAGATTCTTTCCACCATTATTTCCCAAAGTCCAAGTAACAGTTACATCACTTGTAACACTTGATGCTGTTGCTGTTCCAATAGTCGGTGCTTGCGGTAATGTTGTTGGGGTTACTGGACTAGCGTTGGCTGTATTAGTTGAAGTTCCACTACCATTTTGTGCATTACCATACACAGTATAAGCGGTACCAGGTGTTAATCCTGTAATTGTTACAGTATTTCCTACTGTTGTAAAACCATTATGCCCACCCGTTGTGGTGTATGCATTGTACTGAGATACTGTTCCACCAGTGCCTGCTGGTACAAAAACAACATCTAGAGTTCCAGCGGTTGAGGAATAAGCAATAGATGTTGATGAGTCTGTTACACCACTAATTGTTGGCGCATCAGGTGGAAAGCCCTCAGTTTTTGCTACTTTCCAAGTAGTGCCATTGTAAATTTCTAATGCTTCTATTTGTCCATTGTAGTAAGTATCGCCAATAACTGGATTAGATGGGCGACCAGCAGTATTACCTGATGGTATTCCACCTTTTTGAGGAAATTGATTAAATGCCATTATGAAATCTCCACTCCACTGATGTGAATAGACACAGCAGTTGTAGATGCAAAGCCACTAATAGTCTTAGGTGTTGCATTAGCAGGGATGACCTGCTTCATGTCAAAGCCAACTACAGAGTTAGCAGGGATAGATACTGTAGGTACAATTACTATACCGTCAATAGCGACAGTTGCAGACGAAGCACTAGTAGCAGCATTAGCCAACACAATGTTGGTAACAACTGCAGTAGTAGTTGTATTCGGTGCGGTATAGAGAGTTGTACTAGAAGTTGCCGCTGCTGTTCTAGCAAGGGCCTTAGTTGTTGTAGCCATTAGTTACTACCTTTCTTAGTACGCACCCATGATGTTCATGAGTGTTATATCTACTTCTTTCGAATTAGAATCTAGGGATGTATATGCATTAGATACGAGTTTGGTAAAGCCTTCAATTGTTGTAACTGTTGAACCTGTTGGAATAATTGTGCTACCAAGTGTTGGTGCAGAGTAAGAACTTGCTGCGTTAATAGCAGTCCAGGAACTACCAGACCATACTGACATAACGCCAGCGGTTGAATTAAAGTATAAAGCACCAACAAGCAATGTGTTACCATCATTATCCAGAGTTGGAGCAATTGTCTTCGAGCCTAAGTATCTATCGTCAAAGTTATCATAAGTTGTTGCAGCACTAGTAGCAGAGGTCTCTGCGCTGCTAGCAGAAGTAGCAGCAGATGCTGCACTTGTTGATGCTGCTGTTGCAGAGGCTGAAGCCGATGTAGCACTGGTTGCTGCTGCGGTAGCCGATGTCGCTGCTGATGCTGCAGATGTGGCTGCTGCTGATGCACTCGATGCAGATGCTGTAGCAGATGTTGCCGAAGCGGTTGCAGATGTAGCAGAGGCAGTAGCACTAGTTGCTGAAGATGTAGCAGATGTAGCAGCCGAAGTTGCACTAGTTGATGCAGAAGCAGCACTTGTTGCTGCAGCGCTAACGCTAGCAGCCATTGTGCTTGCAGATGTTGCAGCACTAGAAGCAGATGTTGCTGCTGAGTTTGCAGAAGTTAAGGCGTCTGATGCGTAGGTAGCAATAGATGCTACAGATGCTGCGGCACTTGTTGCAGAAGCCGCTGCACTTGTTGCGCTTGTCGCTGCGCTAGATGCTGAAGTTGCTGCAGCAGTTGCACTGGTAGCGGCAGAGGTAGCAGAAGTAGCGGCATTAGTTGCACTAGTAGCAGCACTGCTTGCTGAGGTAGCAGCAGCAGTTGCTGATGTAGCAGATGCTGTTGCGCTAGTAGCGGATGCTGTCGCTGAAGTAGCAGAACTTGTGGCTGAGGTAGCAGCGCTAGATGCGCTTGTAGCGGCACTAGAGGCTGATGTTGCAGCACTTGCTGCTGATGTACTTGCTGCTGTGGCTGAGCCAAGGATTGAGTCTACATAGTCCTTAGGGGCAGCAGATGATGCTGACATACCTGCAGATGAAAGACCAGTAATAACTGGAGTTCCAGATATAGTAGGACTTGTTAACGTTTTATTTGTAAGAGTTTGTGTCGCATCAAGAATTGTTACTGTTCCAGAAGTGTTAGGGAAAGTAATTGTTCTGTCTGCGGTTGGGTCTACAACAGTAAGGGTTGTCTCGAAAGCATCATCTGTAGAACCCTCAAATGTAATACTTGTAGCAACTCCAGGTGTTCCTGTAATAGTTGGAGAAACCAAAGTCTTGTTAGATAGAGTTTGGGTATCAGTAGTTCCCACTACGGAACTTGTTGATGCAATTCCATGAACTCCACTAGATAATTCGATATGTGTATTTGCCTCACGAAGGTCACGACCAACAACCATGTGGCGGACAGTAGCACCAGCGGAGTGAGAGGAACCTGTTCCGTCGTTTTCAACACCACGAGTAATTGTAAGAGTATTACCAGCAACCGCCGTAATATCTACAATTTCTTCAAGAGCGGTATCTGGGTCAATTACTACTGTAAATGTTTCTCCAGCGGATACGGTGATACCACCTAGAAGTTGTGTTGCTGATACAACAGTTGCTGATGTACCAGATGAGGTTAATGAACCTGAGAGTGTCGTTTGTTGAGAACGAGAGGAGTATTTGCGTGTTGTCATTTAGTTCCCTATCGGCTGTAGTGGACGCGGATTGGATATTGATTTTGCTGGCGAGACGTTTCTTCTTTCAAGCGTTGTGTATACAAAGCATACAGTTGCTTGGTAGCAGTATTCGACGCACCAAATGGACGCTTGCTATCTGTCTCGTCTGCCTGTGGGCTGATTTGAGCAGCGCGAGCAGGGTCTAGATATGTTAGCAAACGATATGCGGCCCCAAGGATTATAACATCCTTACATGATTCTGGTAAACCAGTTTGTGTAACAAAGTCTTGTGAGTTAGAAGTAAAGGCTTCTGCGTCTGTAGCATAGATTACTTTAACTTTTCTTCCAGGTGTAATATAATCACCAATAGTAATTGTTTGTGCATTAGCGGCAAAAGCAGTAGAGTCTGCTTTAGAATCCCAAGACCATTTACGGACTGGAATCCATTCTTCAGATGGACCAACAGATTGCCACATAATACTTAGGACATTTGAAATAACATATCCATCATAAATATTATAGGTGGTAACTGGGGCTTCATAGGTAAATGTCATACTTTTAACGGCAAACATCGAAGAGCCAGTAGAACGAATTGTATCGTTAATTGCTTTCTTAACTGAGTTGCGTGGGAATACTGGAGAGATAGTTACCTTTGAATCAGCCGCCGCAGTAGATGCAGTTGTGCCTAGATAGCCACGACCATATGGAGATATAGTAGCCGTATTTGAAACACGGTCAAACGTATCAACCCACATTAATTCTTCACCAATTTCAATTATACCTTTACCAAGGTTTTCAGAAGAACCTAGGCTAAGAACTGTTGGAGAGTTTGATGTAGATACGGTGGATGTTACAGCAGTTCTAAGATATGTGCTTCGCTCTTGTTGATATGTATAACCAGCAAGGTTAATTAGAACTTCATCAATAAGATTAGATAATGTAGTTGTCAAGAGGCTATGCTCCTTAATGCGTCAATTGCTGATTTGCCAGTAGTTCCAGCAAGTTCATTACAGATACCATTTAAATCTTTATAAGCAGAAGGTGCTCTACCAGCACTTGCCTTTTTATTCAAGGCTCCAATTATTCCAAGTCCTGATGTACTAGCCCACTTATTAGCAGCACCTTGTTCATCAAGAAACGCTGTCCTTGCTGGGTAGTTACCACCATTGGCTAGGCGATTCAGTTCAGCGCATAGAGTGCTACCTGCGGTACCTGTTGGCATTGTTTATCCTATCTAGGTGTAATGATTTTCTTATCAGGGGTGATAAGTTTTGACTTAGGCTCTTCCTTAGGTTTACCAAAGAATGCGTTGTAATAATGTTCATCAAATGAGAACCGCTTCATATGTGGGGCTAATGCACCAGTATGAGCATATAGTGGAATCTCTGCTTTATCGCATAGGGCAAAGAAAAATATATCTTCACCTATAAACTTAGTTCCTCTACCCATTTCCATAAATACTTGTCCATCTTGAGATGCTTCACGAACCTTTGGTACGATACTGCGGTGCATTAATACAAATCCCATACCCGCCGCATCAACCTTAATTAGTTGATTTACTGGCATTGGGTGAACTCTGGTTAATCCAAATCCACCCTCATCTCCAACTATAAAGTTAAAGATTGTAGGCATTGGAATCATTAAAGGTTCTTCTGGATTATCTGTAGTAAAATATATTCCAGTAATCATAGGACGCTTTTCAGCATCCTTGTTATCCCATAATAATTTAAACTTTTCTGGACTAATTACTACATCTGAGTCTACCCATAGTAGCCATTCGTAATCAGTCTTATCATACCAGTAATCAATTACTGTCTGTCGTTGTCTGGCAATTTGGTTGCCTTGACTTCTTAAAGATGTAGCAAATTCTACGCCAGACTTTAACATAACATCTGTTACGCCTTGCATAAACTTGCCATCTACCATTCCATTATCGCACCATACCAGTGCAATAGAATCTTTTTTGCTCATAGTCCCCTGTGTCCCTATCTGTACTTTGCTGCTTTTTTTGCTATTGATTTAGGTTGTTTAACAAACTGTTTACCTTTAGCATTACCTGCAGCCTTTGCTTTATTAGTAGCGGCTTTCTCAGCAGGGCTTAGTGCTGCCCATGCTTTCTCAGGTAAATATCTTTTCTTACCCTTAGATGGTTTACCATCAGAGGTTGTCCACTTTTGCTTAGTCCAGTCTTTTAAAGACTTTTGAGATTTGGCTAATGCCATTATCTATAACCTCCGCCAGCCTTCTTGTATTGAACAGCAAGTAATTGTGCTTTACGGGCTGACCATTCTCCAGGGTCTCCACCCTTAGAACCAGCCTTAATCTTCTTAAACAACTTAGCCCTCATCTCAGGCTTAGTGTAATTGTTAGCAGCATTAACTTTAGACTTAGTTTTTTTCTTTGCTACCATTTTACTTTATCCGCCCAATATGCTGCAGACATTTTACCTTTAGCAATATTCTTTCTATGACGTGCTTTAAAAGATTTTTGTCTTGCTGTAGGTTGCCTGTCTCCAGTAACACCTTGCTGACCAAATCGAATTGTCTTTACTTGACTTCCCTCTTTGGCTACAACTACGTGTGATTTAGTAGGATGTTTAGGAGTACGCTTTGGTTTATTAAAACCAGACACTCCTGCTCTAGCGAGCCTTGAGTCCTTTTTGTTTTCCATGCTCCCCATACTTTCCTAAGATTGACCTAATGGTTCCGTTCTTGTTCAACCGAACCACTAGACCATTCTTAATTTGAACTGGATTAAAACCATCGTGGCGCTTATGACTACCACTAGATGACATTACTTCTTTTTACCCATTTTCTTCATAACCATTTTCTTAGAAGCAGCCTTCTTCGCCGCTTTCTTGGCCATAGCCTTACCTTTTGGAGTGTAAGGGAATTCCATTTTTCCTACTTTTGGCATTATACTTGTCCTATCTCTTTCATTACGGCTGCGGCTTTGGGTGTGATATCTTTCGTTTTAGGCATAGTGTCCGCATTATACGCTTTGCCTAAAATCTCTGATGCTTTATGCGCATCTTCTACATGACGCATAGTTGTCCCTGCTGGTTGTATACCTTGTGCTCTTGCATCTCGATAAGCCTGAAGTTCTGCATTCCATTTTTTATCTGGAATATCTCTTTTAGCATCTCCTGCATTTACTTGTAAATTCATTACCTTGCATCCGAAACATCCTTCAACTTCTGTTGGATGGTCTTGCCAGTGATATGCCATACTCGTCCCTTACGCTGCTGTGAAATTAGCCTCAGTTATTCCTAAGCCAGATGATATTAGTGCAGCCTTAGTAGTATCATCTACTATATGTTCGTGGCCACCAAGATAAAATTCATCATAGGTTGCTATGTCTTCGTCTAGTGGGAATCTTACTTTAGAATAGGTAGCACCGCTTTTGGCAATACTAACACCCTTATTAAGTTTATAGAAGTAAAATAGTCTATGCTTACCGATAGGTGCTTCTTGTACAACTGGTGTTGTAAATGTGTAGTCTGCCATTGTTCTCCTTAATGAACTTACTGTAAGGCTAGAGTTTCCCCTAGCCCTACCGTCAATCAACTAAGCGATTGATGAACCTGATTCGATTCGGAATAGTGCCTCTTCGCGGTAGCGAGCAAAGCCTAGTACGCCGTACCAACCCATTGGGCGGTGACGCATCAAGCGGTCAACTACTGGTCCGATAACTACATGTGGCTCTTCGGCAACTGCCTCAGCCAATGCCTGTTGTCCAGCGATGATTGTGCGGTACACCTTTGCAGATGAAGAACCGTCAGTTGCTGTGTACAGACGTGGAGACTCTACGAAGTATGCACCTTCGTATGTTCCGATTTCTCCTGCCCAAATGCGGTCTTGTGAAGAACCGTATTGGTTAGGAAGCAACCATCCTGCTGAACCTGTCTCAGCACGTAGGTCATGGGATACCTCTGGGTGTAATCCAGCCCAGTATAGTGAACCCTTGCGACCATTAGCCTTGTTAGCACGTAACTTAGCAACAGCCCTGCGGATGTTTGCTGAAGATAGTGTTGCGGCTGCTGTGATAGTTGCAGTTGATGTTGCTGTTGAACCTGAGTAGATTACGTTTGAACCGCCACGCAATGTTGTCATTGCTACGGAGTCAATAGAATCTGCTAGGTTGTAAGCGATAATGTTTGCGATTGCAGGGTCAACATCTGCAAGAGAGAATAACTCTAATGCACGTGTTACCAACACTGAGTTACCGTACTCTGCAAGAGTAATGGTTACTGATGTTGGCGTTGACATTGCTACTGCATCTGGGTCAGTTGTTTCTGTTAGAGCAGTTGTTGCTGCTGAAAGGTCAACATAACGTTGTAGAACAACGGTTGAGCCAGGGATTGCTTGACGGGCTGGGCGCTTATCTGCGACTGAACGAATTAGTGGTTCAGAGCGGAGAGCGAATTCTAGAAGACGGTCATACGCCTTCTGTACTAGACCAGCACCACCAGCGGTTCCTCCGAGATTGTCAGAGGCTGTTGATACATATGCCATTCGTCACCTCCAGTGACTAGAAACTATGATGATTGTTGTGAACGAAGAACATCTAACAATGCATCCATAGAATCTGCATTGTCAATTCTTGAGTTAAGTTCTTCCATTCTGTCTGGAGTAAACGCACCTTGTGTTAGAACATCCTGTTGCCTTAGGGCAGCACGGTCTTGTTCTGGCATGTTGGCTTCATCTTGCTGTACTTTAATTCCGAATAAATCTGCATTATCATCGAGCCAGTTAGAAACTGTCTCCTCGTTAACATCATCGATATCCTTAAGAATTAAGCGTGCAGCCTTAGCGTTTACGCCTTTCTTTTCCAGGACTTCTTTGACGGTTCGCTCACGCTGCACTTTGGATAATCCTTCAAGTTGCTCAGTGAGTTCCTTAATACGCTTCTCATCGGCTCTCTTTGCTTTCCGTAACTTCTTAATCAAGTCACTTCCATCACCAGAGAAACCTTGGTCAGTATCTAGGTCTTCGTCTTCGTCTTCCCAGTAATTGTTGCTC